GGACCTGGGTAGGCACAGATGGCAAAACTACCTACCTACAGAAGGAAACCCACACGGCTGGCCTGATTGAGACATCAGTTTATATCTATAACCCCGACCAGCAGCGGATTATCAGTCGAGTTTCGGATGATGAGCTAAAGAAAATCGGCATCGAACCGAATGTCGTCACCAAAGTGAACCGATCACTACTGTTTTACGTGCCTAACTTCCGAGACGGCACCGGATACTGGGGTACAAGTGACTACCGTGACCTAGAGACGCTGTTTTTCGCCTTAAATAACCGAATTACCAAGATTGATAACATCTTAGATAAGCACTCCGACCCGATATTGGCCGTGCCTCCTGGGGTACTCGATGAAAAAGGCACCGTCCGTAAGGAAAGCCTCGGTATGTTCGAGGTCAATAACGACAATGCCGGCTTTAATAAGCCGGAATACATCGTCTGGAACGCTAATTTAGAGAGCGCCTTCAAGCAGATAGAAAAACTGGTCGAAATGACCTTTATGTTCTCCGAAATAGCCCCTGCCTCGCTAGGCAAGGATGAGGGTGGCCAGGCTGAATCCGGCCGCGCACTGAAGTTTAAGCTGCTCAGGACCATAGCTAAGCGCAACCGTAAGAAGCTCTACTACGACCTGATGATTAAGGATTTATTGGAAACCGCCCTGTATCTCGGTAAAGCCTGGGACGTGGAAATCGATGGCAACAAGGTTACTACTCCTGAAGTACCCGAAATCAAATGGGGCGACGGTGTTATACCTGACATTACGGAAATGATAGAAGCCGAAACCTCCAGGCTTGAAGCCGGTCTGTCCAGCCGCGCCGACTCGATAGCCAGGCTCGACGGACTGAAGCCCGAAGATGCCCAGAAGAAGGTCATTGAAATCGATAAAGAGGGCGTTATCACGGTCCCTAACCTCGATGATAAGAATAATCCGCCTACGCCTCCAGTTCCCACGCAGCCAGCAATAGCACCAGCCGTAAAGGAGTAACCGATGGCTAACCGCCCAGTGAAGCTTCGCCAAGGCCGAATCGATGAGCTGATTGGTATCTATACCGGTGCCTACGAAGATTTAGTCAAAACCATCGTCACATCTACAGAAGCCGGCAAAATTAATAAGGCTAGAACTATGGCTACTATAAGAGCCCAGCTCACGGACCTCGGAGTTAATGTCGATAAGTGGGTTAAGAAGGAAATACCGCAGTATTATCTGGACGGTGCCAATAACGCCATCCAGGACCTCAAGAAATTAGGCGTGGATATATCCGGACCGACCGGACTGGTGGCTATTAACAAAGAAGCTATCGCCGCGCTGACCGATTCCGTATCGCTGGCCTTTGCCGAGGGATTAACTGGGATTTCCCGCAACGCACAGATGATTTTAAGCGATGCGCTTAAGCAACAGCTAAACTTCATCATTGCTGACGGAAAACTCAAAGGAGAGGCTCTAAAAACCGTCTCAGAGGGTGTCAAACAGAAGCTACAGGACAGCGGACTCATAGCTATCAAGGACCGTGCCGGCCGTGATTGGAGTTTTGACCGTTATGCTGAGATGCTCGTCCGGACCAAAGCCGTCGAGGCCCGAAATGCAGGAATGGCCGATAAGATGCTCCAAAATGGCTACGATTTAGTAGAAGTCAGCAACAGCAACTCGGATCACGATGTCTGCGCCAGATGGGAAGGGGAGATATTATCGGTATCCGGCAATACTCCAGGCTACCCGACCGTATCTGAAGCCGAAGCCGACGGTTTATTCCACCCGAATTGTACACACGCCATCAATCCCATCAATTTGGAGCTAGCTGAAAAGACTCAAGCCTACGATAACCCCTATAATTACGATGGGGCCGAAGACGATGACGAATAGTCTATAATCATTAGCAGTACCTTAATAATCTGTCGCCAAGTTTAGTTTAGAGAGGATAGTTTAGATATGGGAAGTAAATATACGACAAAATTATGGTTACTTGAAAGTAATGAAGAACGGTTGGTGGATGAGTTTTCAGAGCCAAACGAGATACCGAGAGGGCTCATCCAGTCCAAGAAAACCCTGCTGCGAACCAAGATAATACAGGGTGGCCTAGCGCCAGACGGGATAGGCCCAGTCGCATTGGTATTCGAGCACCACTATGATGAAACTGGAGCGGCTGATGGCAAGCCAGAAGTTTACGCTTCACCCCTGTTCGGACACGAAATGCTAAGACAATTAGAAGGTCGGCTACTCGATTATGTCGATGCCACCTATGCAGATATTGAGCAACGTAAATCGCAGAAGCGAATATTACGACGGATACTCTGGGAGTTCAGATCGGCTACAGCCAATATGAACAAGCAGAAATTCAGCACAGCAGAACTAGTAAAAAGCTAATATCAGACTGCTTGGCGGCGGTTTATTGCGGTAAATTACTTATGTTTTTCCGAAACTGTGTAAAAGCTGTGTATAATTATAAGCGTAAGTATATTAACCTTTAGCGGACACGATACCGCGTTAAAAACGGAGGAGTTTCAAATGACAGTACCTTCCCAACCAAGCACTACACCTAATCCAGGTGATTCCACTACGCCGCCAGCGACAACGCCGGCTCCATCGACTACCCCTTCACAGCCAGTCGATTTAACAAAGCTAAGTGCGGATGACCTGAAAAAGGTGCTGGAAAACCCAGAATTCTTTAAATTACCCAGAGTTGCCGAGGCCATCGAAGCCGAGAAGGAGCTGAAAAAGCTCAGGGAGCAGCAAGATAAAGACGCTAACGACCTACTGGTTAAAGAGAAGAAATTTGAGGAGCTTTCACAGAAGCAGTCTCAGGAAATCGAAACCCTGAAGGCAAAACTCCAGGAACAGGCTAAGGACAGCGCTTTGACCACTAGTTTGGCTAAAGAGAGCGTCGTAGACCTGGACGGTGCACTGAAACTCGTTGATAAGAGTAAAATCACTATCAATGACGACGGTACGGTAGAGGGAGTAACAGAAGCAGTTGAAGCTCTTAAAGCGGAAAAGACTTACTTGTTCCAGCCAGGCACTACCCCTTCAGTGGGTGCGCCCAGCAACCCAGCCAATACTTCTCCAGGTACGCCAGGTAGATATAAATTCAAAGAATCCCAGCTAACCGCTGAATTTTACCAGGCTAATAAGGCCGAAGTTGATGAGGCAGGTCGCCTTGGGCTGATTGAACCGGATGGTTCTCCTGCCGCAATGGCAGGTTCCGTACAAACTACATAGTCAAACAAGTTAATTTTTAAAGAGGTCACATATTATGGCAGCTACAGATGCCTTAAACACTACGCTCAATGCTCCGTTTATTCCTACCCTGGTCGCCAACCAGGTCTTAGGTGCTCTTGGTTCCTACCTATCCCTTGGCCGTACCGTTGCTAAAGATTCAGAATTAGTCACTCAGCAAGTCGGTGAAACCATTAACGTACCTAAAAGAGGTGCGGTAAGCTCCAACAGCTTGGCTCAGAACGGCTCAGTTACTCTCCAGCAGCCTAGCTCTACTTCCGTTCCTGTAACCTTGGATATGCACGAAGAAGTCACTATCGCCGAACTCGACTACCTAAAAAGTGTCGCGCAAGGTGGCAGCTCACTCCCTGGCTATGTTGAAGATGGTGTTATAGCCTTGGCCGAAGAGATCGAATCCGACCTAGCCGCTCTTTGGGCTTCATTCCCAGTCCAGTTGGACGCTGGTGGTTCTAACCCGCAGTTAGACCTGATCGCAGTCCGCAAGAAGTTCGTCACGAATAAAGTCCCTCGTCTTGCTACCAAATTCGGTTACGTATCCGCTGGCTTTATGGCCAAGTTGCTCGAACAGACTCCTTTCGTAAACCCAGGAATCCCTGCTGGTCAGGCTCCTATGGTTGAGGGTGCAGTAATGAAACTATCCGGCATCGAACTGTTTGAAGGCCAATTAGTCGTTCGCTCCGGCTCCCCAGGTGTTGATCGCAATATGTTCTATACCCGAAACGCAATGGTCCTCGCTACCCGCCCACAACCTTTGCCGGAAGAGGGTCTTGGTGCTAAGGGTGCCAACGTCATAGACGGAAACGGCATCGCTCTCCAAGTAGTTAAGAGCTACAACGCTTCCAAACTGGCCAATCAGATTACTATCCACGTTGTATGGGGCTCAGCTATGCTTGATGACCGTCAGGCCATCGAGATGGACTCCAGCTACTAGAGTCACCTCACAATCTAGCGAAATAAACAGGCGTAGGCCCCTCCAAAACAGAGGGGCCGTTGCCATTTCATTGACAATTATTCGCTTATGCTTTATTTTTAGCTTATGTATTAGGGCTAGATAAAGTGAAACACCG